TCTCCTTCTGCAATATTTTGTTTACTTCCTTGAAATATATAGCTTTCATCTTGCTCATTGTCTGTAGAAGGATCTGGGGCCATCATTTGTGGAATGCCTGCCATTGCAAGGTTTACTCCTACGCCCAAAGCAAGTAGCCCAGGAAGAGTACTTGCTGCACCCGCTAAACTTGCTGCAAAAGCACTACCACTTCCAAACGCACTCATAAAACCTGTAGTGTAAATGGGAAGGCCTCCACCGGCAACAGACGCTGCAGTTACAGCACCAGGAGCAAAAGCAGCTGCCATTCCTGCCGTCATTACAGTAACCGCTACAGCCGCTAATATTTTTGCTGGGCCACTTTTAGAACCTGCAGGTACAGGAGTAATAATCATATCTCCTTCTTTGTATATGAGAAGGGCTTCTGACTCATGCTTAATAGGTTTTCCTTCTACTTCGAGTATAAAACCAATATTCTTTTCGTGACACTCTTGAAGATAAGGCATAAATCCACTAAAATTACACTTTAAACACCGAAAAACATCTGTAAAAGATTCTGCAGCAATACTAAACTCTTTACCGAATCTATTGCCCATTTCTCCTTCTAAATATACTTTACGCTTCATATCTATAAATTCCTACAATATGCTTTCTCCAAAAAGGGTATAAGGATTCTCTACAAGAAAGCCTGTGCACTGCGTGATGAAAAAATACGTCATTTCCTAGATATACACCACAGTGGTTTGGTACATCTGATTCTATTTGAAAAATTAAAACATCATTTTTCTGTGGACTATCTACTTTTTTATGGTTCCAGTTTTTAATATTTTCTTCTGTAAAGTAGTTAAGTCCTTTTTCCCACCAATCATCTTCAAAAAGGTCTCTTGGGGGTATCTCTATATTTTCTGAAGCAAGCCAGTCTCTCATAGCTTCGAAACAGTCTGCGCTTCCAAATTTGTATTCTCTTCCTAGTAAAGGATTAACATTTACTCTAGGCTCTAATATATTTAGTTCCATTTCAGGATAACTGAATATGTAGTAGGGTATTCCTAAAGCATTACAATTATCTATATCTCCTTGACTAGGAGTATTATCTGAATCTGGATGATTGTGAACAATTCCTACAATATCCATGCTTCTTTTATACTTCATATAGTCAGTAGAAGACATAATAAAGTCTTCATTTCCTTCTGCTACATTTTCACAAGGATAAAAACGTTTTTTACCTTTTAGAATTCCTATTACTCCGCAAGCTTCTTTTGGATACTCTTTTTTAAAATGTTTTTCTATAGCTTCAATCACTTAAACTTTCTCGATCCTGGGAATCCGCCAAAAGGCAAAGAAATAGCAGTATTCAAAGTATCATTACTATTATTTCCTTGAAAACGTTTTTTACATCCTGTAAGAGTTTTTGAGCAAACATCTAGTCTTTTCCAATAAGAAGGGTTTGTAACAGGATTTTTATTTACAGGCACTGCTCGAAGAGCTTCCCATATTTGAGTATGTCCGTCACTAACTGTTTTTACTCTATCTTCAGCACTGTAAGTAGCTGAGTTAGACCAAGTATTTATAGTAGAAATACTTCTTGTTATTAACTGATCTTTTTCGTCAAAAAATCTTCCGTCTCCACTTAAAGGCCAGTTACATCCTCCTTCATTATTTAAAGTACCCCCTTGATAGCGCCAAACACAATATCGGCCTATAACAACTCTTCCAGGAACTTTAACTCCTTCTACATCAATAGGGCTTGCAAGCTCAAAGTCTACCATTATATTGTCTTCGCTTGCTACTCTATCAATTATGTAAGTGTGGCTTGGGAACTCTACTGGAGAAGAGTTAGGGTCTGAATCTGAAGAAGAATAGGTATTAGAAAGCAAAGTTCTTCTGTAGTCTATTCGAGTGTTTAATAAATCTTCATTTTTTGACAAACCTTCATCTACAAGTATAGAATATAGAGTTTCTTCATCGTCGGTACCATCGTCATTATTTGAAATTGAACGAGTGAGAGTAGGAATATTTGCTACACGTAATGAAGGACGGGGGCTTGCTCCTGCTCCATTTATTTCCACGCCTTCTATACTAATAGGCACTGCAAAGTATTCTTTTAACGGGTATACACCACTACTTACTGTTTTTTGAGGAAAATAAATGTTATTTTGCCCATCATCAAGACCATTAAACAAGTATACTTTTGTTCCACTTGGCAAAGTTACGTCAAATAACTCTACATATGCGTCATCTATTTCTTGTAATTGTACTGTGTCTATTAAGTCTGTCATGATTAGGGCTCATAAACTCGTCGCAATTGGCAGCTTAAAGAATGAAAGTTTTCTCTGTCGTAACTTACGTTATAGCCATCACACACCACTTTCAAAGTGCTTGTTGTTAAATTTCCAGAACTAAACGTGTCTGTTATTACGAAATTAAAATTCTTTCCTGCTTTATCGTCTAAAAATCCCGCTATTAAGTTTATATCTTCTGCAGTACGGTTTGCGAAAGATATATTAAACATATCTTGTTTACTATTTATTCCGTCAAGTACTCTCTGTTCATATCCGTCTCCGAACTTTGCAGTTAGTACGTTGTGCTTTGCAGCTCTTGACATTCCTCTGTCTGCTGTAGCTTCGAAAGCAGCTCCGTTAGAGATACCTTTTATAGAATTTACATCACTTGCAGAAATTGTAAAACTAAAAGTTGCCATTATGCTGCTCCATGCTTATTAAGGATTCCACCCGCTCTTTTCTGGTTCTGAAGTTCTTTTTGTACTGCTGCTGCAATTACTTGCCCAAGATTTGCTGCTTGCCCATTATCTGCAGTAGTTTGAGTGCTTCCATTTGCACTTATATTTACAGTAACATTGTTAGTTTGTCCGCTTCCTTTCATATCTACTGGTATGGATTTTCCATTTGGAAGAGGCACTACTGCTTCTGTTCCGTGTAAAATTGCAGGATACCCCGATCCGGGTCCTTTTGCGACCCCGCCTACTGCGTAACCTGAAACTTTTTTTCCCTCTGAAAAAATACCTCCTGTTTTACCTGCAGGTGCAGGTATTCCTAAAAAGCCTCCAAAGTTAGTGCCTCCTAGTGCTGAAGTTAATATCTTGGCTACTAGCAATTCTGCAATAACTTTTGCAATAGACTGTAGCATACTCGTTGCCATACTTGCAAATGCTTCCTTTGCAGTCATTGTTCCTTGTATTAAACCATCAAGTGAGCGTGTAAGACTGCTTTCCAAACTTGTTCCTAGGGCATCCCCAAGTCTTCCTATATCGGTAAAGCTTTCTTCTAAAGTTTCTTTTTTAGCTATTAATGCCGCAGTTTCTGCGTTAACTCTTGCTATTTCGTCCGGATCGACAGGCTCTCCTGTAATCTCTGCTAGTCTCATTTTCTTTTGAAGTTCAAAAATTTGTTCGTCAATTAAAGCTATTTGCCTTTTTTGTTTTGCTTCTTTTTCTAAAAAAGGTAGTTTAGCATTCATTTCTCGTTCAAAAGTTTCAGCAATTTTTGCAGAACCTGTAAGTTCTCTGTCTCGAAGTTCTTGAATTGCTCGTATCCGCCCCTCAATAGCACCACCTTCTAATTGTCCCCCTTCTCCAAGGTCTCCTATAACGTCACTTACCTCCATTAGTCCTACGTCTTCTATTGACTTATTCAACATTCTAGCTATATTTGCTAATTTGTCTGGCTCGAATAAATCTACTAAAAACCCTCTTTTTCCTTCAGCACCTGTTTGAATAGTACTTCTTAAATTTTTAAACAGGCCTAAAGCTACGGATAAATTACTTGGTGCTGATTTAAAGTTTTCTAATAATTCTATGTAATTTTGATAAACTGAGCTTATATTTTTTACTGCAGCAGCTTGTGTAGTTAAACCACTAGTAAGATTATTACTTGTTGTTACAGCTCTATCTAAGACTCTATTAGTGTCTCCAACTATTTCGTTATAGTTCGTTACTTTTTCATTATTGGCAATTAATGCTCTATCTAAAGTTATAAGGTTTAAGTTTAATCTTGAAATATCTCTGTCTAATGCTAGTGTGTTTCTTCCCGCATCTTTAAGAATAGCCGATTGCAGCGTTAATGTTGCTATAGCCGCTTCAAGAGCTGAAACTCTCTTCCTATTTCTATCTAGTATATTTTTATCTTCTTCACTAAAATCTGATAATACTCCTTTTCGTTCTAAAGTTCCACTAGTTTGTTCGAAAGAAAAACCAGAAATACCTGATAATGATAAATTAGCTAATAAATTTGCTTGTTGAACTATTCTGCCTAATTCTGTTCCTGCATTTTTTAAGTTACTTCTTAAATCTGCAACTTCCTCGTTTTGTTCTTTGAATCGAGTTTGCAAAGTTTCAACTTTTTGCTCTAACTTCTTTAACTCATCATCTTTTAATAACTCTAATAGTTCTTTTGCCATGCTAATCGCAAGCGTAATTACTCCAAGTATTGCAATTGCGTTCATTGCTCTAGAAGCAAAAGTAGCCAAACCTGCTACTCCTGCTTTCATTGTTCCCATTACTTTACCGTGCTCTGCTTGCATCGCATAAAGTTGGGCTTTTACATTTGCAACATATCCTTTAAAGCCTGTAGTATTTGCCGCCATAGTACGAGCATGATCTGCTTTAATAAGTGCAAGGTCTTTTTTAATCGCGTCTCTTTCCATTTTAGAAAAGTTAATAACTTTAGAAGTTTTAGATTTAGTTGCTTTTTCTATTGCATCTAGTTGTCGTTTTTCAAAACTTCCACCTGCAATTTCTTGACCAATTTTAGATGTTCCTGCCGCACCAGAAAGTCTTTTTCGAGCACCAGCCGCTGCTTTATCTAAATCTGCAAGTGCGGGGCCTACGGGTGTTAAAGCTTTTACAAATTGAACTCCCATAACTGTTGCTGCCGCACCTAAAGCTATTACATTTTTTGAAAATACTTCAGCTATAAAGGTAGCTACAGGCACTATTCCCGTTTGAATTGACTTTACTAAGTCATCTACAGCTTTACCAAGTTTTGCAATGTCATTTTGAGCATCTCCTATATTTTCAAACTTTTCTTGTCCTTGCTCTAATACTGCATTTACAACCGCTTGACTTTTTTCAAAAGTATTAAGCTCTCTTCCGGTAATATTTAATATTCTCTTGTAGTCTTTTGTTACATCATTTAATCGTACAATAATACCCAGTTCGTCTAATAGTTCTGGTTCTGCTTTAATTGCACCTCGAGTTAAACGATTAAAAGAATCTGTTAAGTCTCGGCCTAATGCAGCAGAAGCTTTTTTTGCAACAGCCGCTAAACCTTCTAATTGATCTGAAGATAACCCTGCCGCTGTACCAATTGCGGCTGCTTGTGCCGCTTCATCAAAAGTTAGTAATCCTCCTGTTGCTTCTTGAAGTCGAGAAGTTAATAACTTCATAGAAGTTCCAGTAGAATATGCATATTGAGTTTGTGCTTCTCGTAAAGCTTCTAAATCCCCTGCTCTTTTTAAGAATCCATAAGCAGCACTAAGTGCAAAAACGTTAGCAGCAAGAGTTGCATAGGCAGGAACAAGACCTCCTGAGATGCCTTGAGCCATTTTAGAAAAGTTTTTTGTAGAGTTTGCAGATTGTTGAGACGCACCCTTAAATCTACGATCTGTTGTTCTTGCGCTTTCTGAAGTTTCATCTAATGCCGCTTTTAGCTTTTTAGCAGACACAGTGGCTTTTTCCATCTTGCCATTAACTTCAACGTCTATTTTAATTTTCTTTGCCATTAGCCCGACACATTATGGGTGTAATTTTTTCCACCGCCTTTCGCTTTGCGCTCTTCTGCTTTGCGTTTCTTTTCTGCTTGATCTGCTTTATATAAAACTAATTCTCTTTCATATAACTTCATAAAATAAAGTATTTCTTTTGGATTTTCTACTTGATATAACTTAAAAAAGTAATTTATGCCATCCCAGTATTTTCCCATATACGTTCCACTCATTCCTTCCCAGTGATCTGGTAATAAGCTAAACATAAAAAATGCCACTTGAACTTCTTCTGGAAAATCAGAAGGTTCGAGCGGCATTTTGGCAGGATCTGGTTCTTCCCCTAATTGGTCACACAGTCGCAAATACTTCTCTACATTGAAGTTACTATCTGCTTCCTGTATGTATCGCTTTAGTAGAGATTGAATTTCCTCTACTTGCTTCCAGTAAAATTTTCAAGGTCACCTACTGTTTCGGTAACCCACGTATCAAATACGTTTGAATTTTTCATTAAAAGCTCTGCGTTATCAGCAGTATAAGGAAGTTCATCATTAGGGTCGTAAGCCGAGACATCTACCAAAAGAAGCTCTTCTAGGTACGAAAACTTCAAGCCCGACCATGCTTTGATTACTGCCTTACAGTATTCTACTAAAAACTTTTCTTCGTCTAATACTTCTTCTGGCTGACGAGTTTTTTTATCGAATTTTGTGCTAACACATTTCTTACGTAACTTTAAAAGTTCTTCTCGTGCAAGATAGCA